TCTTGTCCGTCTCCGCAGTCTTTGAAGAGCCATTGCTCCGGTGGCGTGTTAGCGATTGGCTCAAGGTAGACACAAAAAGCGCTGTTGGCGGCTTCGGCGAGAGTATGGGTGTCAACTCCTCCGGAATTCAGTTCGCGCCATTGAAAACCGGATATGATGGCGCTGAGGAATCCGACGAGAGCCAAGACCTTCGTAAATGTCGCTATTACCCTTGTGGACTCCGCAAGCGATTTTTCGTTGGCACGGTGCTCGGTGTTCTCGCGCTCGCGTGCGGCCTCGCTGCGGCGTTTCGCTCTGGCGACCATTCGCTTGGAGGCGCCCTTAATCAAAGCCGAGCGCTTGAAATAGGATGGTTTGCGCTGGCGCTCGGGTTCGGAATTATTGGGCTTGCGCTGCTCGCGGCGACTTTTCAGCGCTGAAAGAAAATCGAGCATCCAAGCCTCTAGGGAGATTTGGTCAAAGGTCCTCCAAATCTATGCCAGTCAGCCCAAGCACGGCAATACATGCTAGGAGGAAAGCGGCCATATTGCTTATGGAAGCGATAGAAACGCCCCGGAGAGGCTTCTTTCAATTCCGCAGATGGTGGGCCGGGCGGGCCTCGAACCCGCGACCTGGGGGTTACGAAACCCCCGCTCTCTCCTACTGAGCTACCGGCCCACATCTTTGAACCCCAGGGCCTTCACCCCCTGGGGTTCTCAGTTTCAGGCCACTGCACGTGGCTCAAAAGGGCGCGCGTTCAGCTTCGGTGCGAAGCGCGTATCATAATAGCGCTCTCCATCATAAACGAGGGAGCGCCGACTTGGTTTCCTGGGGTCAAGAATTCGTCCGAAAGGGCAAGAGTTTCGAGCGGTTCCCTCCTGTGTTCAGCACAAGGGGTAATGGCTAGCTGAACAAGCCCCGCTCGAATCCCATGGGGCTGGTCCAAGGTAACGCGGATCGCTGAAGACCCTGGCATAGCAGGGAGCCCCGATTGATGGCGCTCAAGACGCTGCGCTCGCCCCTCGCCAAGCCGAAGCCGTCGCTTCGCTTCCTGCCAGCCGAAGGCGGATCGAACGCCGCTCACTACCAATCGCCCGAGCACAAGGCATGGCGGCGCGCCGTCCTCGAGCGCGACCGCTTCGCCTGCGTCAAATGCGGAGCTTCAGGCCCAAGCGTCCGCCTCTTCGCCGATCACATCAAAGAGATTGCGGACGGCGGGGCGCCTCTTGACCCCGCCAATGGCCAGACCCTCTGCGGGGCCTGCCACAACCGCAAGACCGCCGGAGCCCGCGCGCAGCGATAGCCGATCTCGGCCTCCCCTGACCCATCCCGCAAGTCATTGAGGGGTAAGGGGTTTGATTTGGACGAGCCAGGCGGCGGCCAAATCGGGCGGGCTTTCACGCCAACGAACTTTACCCTGGGGAAGTGAAATCGCTTCGGATTGTGCGTTGCAAAAACTGGAAATCTCTTCGGCATGACAAAATCGACTGGCGTAGGGCGTGGAAAGGGCGGCGGCGGCAGGAAGCCGGGGGCTGGCCGACCGCGCAAGCCGAGGCCGCATGAGATCGAGCAGGCGGCGAAGGCGGTCAAGGAGGAGGCGGCGGCGCTCCCGCCCCAGATCGTCAAGGCGGCGGCTGCGCTTCCCCCGGATGATGACGAGGCGGCTCCTGAGACGTTCCGCGATCTTTTGCCGCTCGCCCGCAAGACGCTTCGGCAGGTCATGAAATACGGCTCGGATGCGGCGAAGGTCGCGGCGGCGAAAGAGGCGTGTCTGCGCTCCGATGCTGAGGCGGAGGCGGCGGGTGCTCATGGCAAGAAGGCGAAGCAGCAAGAACGGGTCAATGAGCTTTCGGCACCAGGCAGCCGGTTTGCCGTCCGCAATCAAGGCCCCGGCCTAGCGAACTGACGCATGACGCCGGAATGGTCGACGGCTTGCCTGGACTGGCAAGAACGCATTGTCGACGGGCGCCCGCTTGTTCCCTTCGCGCCACTGTTCCAATCCGAGGCGGACGCCGCGCTTAACGATTTCCTCGACCTGAAGATTGTTGACGCAATCGGCGCTCCGCGGTTTGGCGATTCTAGCCGGCCTTGGGTGCTGGATTTCGTCGGCTCGATCTTCGGGGCGTACGATCCGGTAAGGCATGCGCGCCTAATCCGGGAATTTTTCCTTTGCATCAGCAAGAAGAACGGCAAGTCGACGGACGCCGCGGCGATCATGCTAACGGCGCTCATTCAAAACGGGCGCAGGTCGGCTGAGTTTCTGATTCTGGCTCCGACGATTGAGATTGCGCGTAACTCGTTCGAGCCGGCGCGCGATATGGTCCGGGCTGGGATGCTGACGGCCGAAGGCGTCGAGGTTCCGCTCGACGTGAATGCTGGCGGCTTTCTGCGCGTTCAGGAAAACGTCAAGACGATCACGGACACGCGGACGAATTCGGTTCTGAAGGTCGTTGCGGCGGATAACGAGGCGGTTTCCGGGAAAAAGGCGACGGGCGTTTTGGTCGACGAGCTTTGGCTCTTCGGCAAGCGCGCGAATGCCGAGAACATGCTGCGCGAGGCGACGGGCGGCCTCGTTTCGCGCCCTGAAGGATTTGTCGTCTATCTAACGACGCAGAGCGACGAACCGCCGGCCGGGATCTTCAAGCAAAAGCTCGATTATTTCCGCGCCGTCCGCGACGGCAAGGTTGTCGACCCACGCAGCCTTCCGGTCATTTACGAATTTCCGGACGAGATGCGTCGGGATGGCTCCTATATGGAGCCGCACAATTGGCGGATCACAAATCCGAACCTTGGGCTCTCGGTTTCAGAGGAATGGTTAGAGGACGAGCTTCGCAAGGCGAAAGAATCCGGCAAGGCCTCGCTGGCTGTCTTTCTGGCGAAACACCTCAACATCGAGATCGACCAAGGCTTGCGCGCCGACGGGTGGCCCGGCGCCGAATTCTGGAAACAGGCCGAGATCGTCCTGACGCTGGACGATCTGCTCGAGCGCTGCGAGGTGGTGACGATCGGCGGAGACGGCGGCGGCCTCGACGATCTTTTCGGGCTCTGCGTGCTCGGGCGCGAGAAGGAGAGCGGGAATTGGCTCGCCTGGGTCAAATGCTGGGCTCACGATAAGGTTCTGGATCGCCGCAAGAGCGAGGCGTCGAAGCTTCGCGACTTCGAACGCGATGGCGATCTCGTCATTTCCGAAAAGGTCGGAACGGACTTCGACGAAGCGGTGGCGATCATCAAGAAGTGCTGGGATTCCGGCCTGCTCGCCATGGTCGGGCTCGATTCCGCGGGCATCGCGTCATTCGTCGACGCCATCAATATGGCGATCTTCGGCGAGGCCGAGGTTCCGGAGGGGCAAGACCCGATCGCGGTCGCGGTGCCGCAGGGCTATCAACTTCAGGCAGCCTCCAAGGGCTGCGAGCGCAAGCTCGCGGACGGGACGCTCTATCACGCCAAGCAGCCGATCATGGATTGGATGGTCGGGAACGCGAAGATGGAAATGCGGGGAAACGCGGTCCACGTGACCAAGGCCGCGTCGGGCACGGCGAAGATCGACGGCCTGATGGCGCTATTCGATGCGGCGTTCCTCATGGCGCGCAATCCGAAGCCGCGCGGCTCGATATACGGGCCCGACAGGGGCCTGCTGATCATAGGGTGAGCGGATGCAAGGTTTGACGCTTCCGCGCACGATGGGCGCCGACCTATTCAAACGAGACGCGCCGGACACGAATATCGACGACAATTTGTGGTCGGCCGGCTGGTACGCGTCTCAGTCCGTCTCGGGGATTTACGTCTCCCAGGTCACGGCGCTATCGACTCCGGCAATCTTCTCGCCGATCCGCGTGCTTTCGGAAGACGTCGCGAAGCTGCGCTGGATCCTCTACAATCGCGACGCGGAGGGTAAGCGCAGGGAGGTCAAGGACCATTGGCTGGCGCGGCTGTTCAAGCGGCCGAACTCCTGGCAGACGGGCTTCGATTTCCGTCTGTTTCTCATGGTGCAGCTGTGCCTGCGCGCCAACGCCTATTTCGTCATCTGCCGGCGGGCGAACGGCAAGCCCTACAAATTCATCCCGGTCAATTCCGACCGCGTCGCGATATGGGAAGCGCCGGACGGGAACATTTTCTACCGCGTCACGCCGCTCGGCCTGCATGAGCGCGCCGAGCTTATAGACGAGCCTTTTCTGATCCCGGCGGAGGACATCTGCCACATCCGCGGGATCAGCATGAACGGGCTCCTCGGCTCTGCGCTCATCGTGCTCGGCAAGGAAGCGATCGCGCTCGCCCTCGCCTATGAGCAGCAGGCGGCGCGCTGGATGTCCGCAGGCTCGAAGCCATCGGGCGTGCTGGCGACGGATCAAAAGCTAACGAAGGAAACGGCGGAGCGTCTCGCGACCGATTGGCGCGACAAATTCAGCGGCGTGCAGAATGTCGGCAAGATCGCCGTGCTTGAGCAGGGGCTCAAATTCCAACAGACCATGTTCGACGCGGTGCAGCTCGATTTTCTCAAGCAGCGCCAGTTTCAGCTCGAGGAGGGCTGCCGGCTCTTGCGCGTTCCGCCGCATATGGTCGGGATCGCGCAGCAGGGCCGCATGAGCGGCGCGGTCGAGCAGCAGGCGACGGAATATCTCAATTTCACGCTGTCCGGCTACACGCGCAATTTCGCCGAGCGCCTCGACTTCTGCTTCGACATCGAGGACGGCGAAGGCTTGGAAATGGGCTTCGGCTATGAAGTCCTGACCGAGGCGGATTTGACGACGCGCGTTGCGACAGCCACGCGAGCGGTCGCTGGCGGTCTCTGGAGCCAGAATGAAGGCCGAGAATATACCGGCCGGGATCGTGCCGACAACGATCCAAAAGAGAACGCAGACAAGCTTTGGATGCCGACGAATGTCGCCTATGCGGGCTCGCAGGCCGGCGGCGGCCTGCCGGACGGCGGCGGGCGGCCGGAAGGGTCGCCGAACAAGGAAGAGATCGAGAAGTGAGCGAGAACATCCGCTATCTCGCCGCCGGCACGGTCGACGGCTCCGCTCCGATCGCGGATGAGACGCGCAAGGTCTCCTGGATCTTCTCGAACGAAGCCGTATGCCTCGATCAACACACGATCAAGACGGACGGCTGGGATCTCAGCGACTACCTGCGCAATCCCGTCCTGCTCTTCGCGCACGATCAGAACGCCCCGCCTATCGGCCGCGTCACGCGCATCGAAAAGCAGGGCCCCTTGCTCGTCGGCGATACGGAATTTGCCTCGGCCGAGGATTATGCGTTTGCCGATACGATCTTTCGCTT